TATGATTGTTAATGGATCTGATGTGACAGTTGCTATACCAGTAGCACTCAATTTAACTCTATTACTTTCAAAGTTTATTTCACTCACATTACCAAGACTGGTTCCATCACTAGCAATACCTACCTGCCCAGAACTATTAAGTTGACTTAAAAGTTTAGGCATTTGCTGTCTCCAATACTGAAAGAAGAACTTTTAAAGTGCTATTAGCACCTGCTTGTGCAACTACTGAATCACTTGTTTCTAATACTAACTTTCCACCTAATGGAAGGTAAGCATCAGCAACAGGAACATCTGCTCCTTTAATTATTTCTGTGGTTGTAGTACTTCTCTTATGTGACATTGTAAGAGTAGTTGCAGCTGCAGCATAATTGGTTATGTGTGCATAAAGAATAATCCCAGTATAACCAGTGGGTGCAGTATATACAGTTTGACTAGAAGTAGTCAATTCTATTGTATATGTTTTAAATCTGTTAAGTGCGAGTGCCATATTAACTTAATGCTAGGATAAAGGGAGTCATTTCTGAGAATAAACTCTTACTGAAGGATCTTCCACTAATTGTACCAGTTTCTTGGTTGATTTGTAAATCATCACCAATTCTAAAGTTACCTGCCTGGTCTGTACTGGTATAAAGAACCTTACCACCTGTCAGAGTAACAACTTCATTTTCTTGATTAGTAACACCACCCCGTTTTGGTGTAGCGGTAACAATCAGATTACCAGCACCAACATATTCAAATGTATGAGAACTAGCAACAATTCTACTTCCTTGTGAGAAGTATGCTGTTGAACCAACCCCAACTGCACTTAATAAGTTAGTAGCAAGTGATAATGTAGAAATACCTGAAGATACAGGTGTCGAACTATTTATTGTATAATAAAGATCTTCCATAACTGCAGTTCCAGTTGCAGTATTAGAACCTTCTTCAGGTGCAGAAATTGTTATACCAGGTGTTCCAGTATATTGACTTCCACTACTAATAATAGTAACAGAAGCAACACTATCTCCTTCTAGTGTTGCAAATGCAGTTGCTCTTTCTCCATTAGGACCAGTAGGAGCAGCAACTGTTACTGTTGGAGTAAATGAATACCCTGTTCCACCTGACCCTACAGCGATCTTATTAACGTCTTTATACAATGTATCAAAGTAAACCAATTGACCGTCATAGGGGCGATCTACGTCTATCTTAGCGGTTCCTCCTGACACATAGGTATGTGCTAATGTGGATACTCCAACATTAACTACAAATTTTCTAACTGTTGGAATTGAATCCACATCAAAGACATAAGGTTTCTTATATGGATATGTCTTTGCTCCATATACACAAGTTAAACCAATACCAGAAAGGGTTACTCCCATTCCTACTTGGAAATTATGATCTGCCGTTGTTGTTACAGTTGCTATACCAGAACTGTAATCATATACAAAATTACTAATATTTAATGTAGGTGTAACTACATTTACTTTAACTTCTCCCTGAGATGCTGCGGATGTTGCAGTAACTATGCCTGTATACTGTAAATCACTTACTCCTCTCGATACTAATCCAAAACTACCAAAACTACAATTACTGTTTGCTATATCTGCTTGACCACCTTTATCAGCAGTAACTGCTTCATTACAGCAAATGGTAAACAAAGAAACTAACTGAGCAAATCCACTGTTAGTAATAGCAACACCAACTCCACCCTGATTATATTGGGTAAATGAGTCAACATTCATTGCTTTCAGTGATCTTGCCTGATCTCCATCAATATAAAGTCCTGTTCCTGTTGTAGTATCACTTGTACAGTTCTGAATATATGGTCCTTTCCACTTGCCACCACCTACGTTTTCTGCTATCTCATCCGTTGGGAAAGCAACCGCAGCAGCAGGGGAAAGATGCCCACTAAATGTCATACTTGCTAGTTTAGTTCCTTTTCTTACATGGAAGATATCACTAGTTGCTGTAGTAGGAAGAACTGTTACTGTTCTTTGATCATCTCCAACTAGAGAAACAAATGCAGGAACTTCAATTGGGTTTGCTTCCTCATATCTACCAGAAAGAATCTTAACTGTTGTTCCTGATTGAGCAATACCAACTGCTGCTTTAATTGTTAGTTTAGCATTATCAATTGATGTTCCATTATTTGTATCTAAACCATCTTTTGCAACATATAAAACATTAGGTGCAGAGTTGATACCAGATGCAGTAGCACTAATTGTTACTCCAGCACCAATCGTAATACTAGAATTAGTAATAGAAACATTTTCATTACCAATTGATATGGTTTCATTATCACCATCAATAACAATAGATGCAGTACCAATCGTCAATATACCAGTTACCCTTGCATCACCAGTAACAACTAAGTCTTCTGGCCAAGTAGTTCCTGATCCAACATGCATCTTGGCAGCAGTTGCCACACCAGATATATTCCAGTTACGTGCAGTTGCTTCATCGTATTCGAGGTCTCCCGAAACACCCATCTTACCAGCAACCCATAATGCATAGTCAGACTTAGCAGATGTAGTGTTAATACCCACATTTCTAGTGGTATGAACACCAATTGCATTAGATCCCCAAGTTCCACCAGCACCAGCACCACCACCTACTCCAGGTTGCCACCATTTGTTATCGGCATTCCATTTAAGGACCATGCCATTTGTTTGGACACCAGCTGGTCCAACTACAACATCATCAAGTTGATCAATCCGAACAGCACCACCGCCACCAAGAGTTGCTAATTGTTGCTGAACTCTATTAACAAATAATCTGTAATGCTCTGATAATTGAGGAAGAGTTACATATCTCTTATCTAATGGTGTTAATGGATCAGAGTTATCAACATCAGGAGGAATATTTAATAGACCTTCTGATAATATTTCTTTCTGGTCAAACTTCTCTAATACTTCTTCTAACTGCTTTACCTTAGAGAAAAGTTCCTTATTCTTTTGCTCAACTTCATCTATTTGAAGTCTTTCTACAACTTCACCAAACTCCTTACGGATACCCTCAATATGCTTTTCATTTACAGTAAAATTGATCTGTAAATCTTTTAACTTAGTAGATAATGTCTCTTCAAATTCTTCTACATTAGTTTTAAGGTCAGTATGATACTTACTAGTGCTGGTATCTAAATTCTCCTGTAGTTCACAAATATTATCTGATAGATTAGTCTCTAACTCAGTGATCTTCTCTGCGAAAGATGTTAGGGTGTTTGCATACTCTTCTAACTTTTTATCACCAGAGATTTCTCTATTCTTAAAGTCTCTCTTTACAGTATCAGAAAGAACCTTAGATTCTTTTACTAGATTCTCAATTTTTATTATCCTTTCAGATAATACTTTATCAACTTCAGATTCTTTTCCTTCTACTCTTTCGTGAACAGCAGTAACACCAGTATCAAGAACAATAAGTCTCTCATCAAGAGTAACAATATCCTGTGCTAACTCTCTGAATAACTTATTAATACCCTTTTCAGTCTTTATCTTTGATTCAGTTAAAGACTTTCTATGTTGCTTTATGTCCTTCTCAATTCCTTTGATTCCTTGCTTATAATTCTCTTCAACCTTCTTTAATTTCTCATCTACTAACTCTTCATTTTCTGTTAGTCTATCTTCAGTCTTTAATTCAGTTTCTGCAAAGAATTTCTTATATTCTGGTAATTCTTTTTCTACTAATGTTTTAACTTTATTACCAATACCCTGAACATCTTCTTTAATACCAGAAAGGTTTTCTTCATTAATACCTTTAAGGTTATCGGCAATATTAGAAACTTCTTCTTTAATATCAGTTCCTAAAGTCTCAAATACATCAGTTACTTCTTCCTTAAAATCGCCAAATCTACCATCTACTCTTGTTTCAGACTCTACAATTAACTTCTTATATGCAGGTACTTCTTCACCTAAAAACTCATTTACTTTTTCAGATAATGTATTAAATTCTTCTTTTACTTCAAATAAAGTATTTGTATTAACTGTTTTTACTTTATCTTGAACATTTCTTATTGACTCTTCTACAAATAGAAGATGAGCCATCATAGAATCATCAAGATCCTTCTTGCTAATTAGATCTTGAATATTTTCTCTTATCTCTTCTACAGCACTTGATAAACCTTCTACTTTTTCTGCATTAGACTTAAAAGTATTGAAAGTTTCTGTAAAGTCAGAAAGAGATTGTATATTATTTAAATTACTTTTAAACGAATCAAAAGCTTCAGAAATTCGCTCTACCTTTTCAGGTTTAGCGTTTTTCAACTCTTCCTTTATATCATCAAATGATGAATTAGGATTCCTTTCGTAAAATTCTGATGGCTTCTTAAGTGGCACGTATTTCTACTCCATCTACAAGTATATTTATTCAGTCTTTTTTAGGGGTTTCTCCCTTTATCAGTTTTGCAAGATCTGCAGTAGATCCCACAAAAAGTGCATTATTGACTGTTGATGGTCCTTTTGATACCTTTTCCTCATTAACATCCTTCAGTTTTTTCTGAAGATCAATTAATTTGTCCGTAGCATCAGAGACACTTTTAATAAGTTGACCA